ATAGTAAAACTAACCAGAAAAGTCTAGTCAATGGTAATGCGTACAGTTGTTGAACCTATGCAACTCGTACCAGATCCTCCAGCCGTGCAGCTATGAACTCCAGAACTGAGAGATGTCATCGCAAGGTTTCCAGCAGTACCACCTGATCCCACAGTTGTCTCTCCTGATAGATGAGGTATTGCAGCAATTCCACTAGAAGGAGTTATAGCAGATGGTGTAACATCTCCCATTGTTACCGCCTCTGTGAGAGAAAAAGAAGATCCTGCTGTTGTAACAGCTTTATCGGTTTGAATCATAGCTGGAACTCCTGCTGTTATAGAACCAACATTGAGTCCCCCTATTGCTCCTGATGTTGTAGAGCCTCCAGAAGTAACAGAGGGAGTAATATTATTTCCAGACAACGAATATGTAGTACCTAATTTATTTGTAACGCTATATGGCATACTAACTGTAATCTGAGCAGAGGTTACAAACTCCTGTTTTATATCAGCATAAACTGGTGCTGAGAACAAAAATAAGAATGGAAGAAGTTTTTTCATTTTTTAGCTTTTGGGTCGATTACTTCAGCACCTTCTATTTTAATAGGTGTTATTACCCTTATAGTCTGCACCATACCTTGATTTTCGGCAACTTTGTCGTTACTCTTACTACCTTTTTTAGCTTGCTCTAGCCCGAAACTTGAAAGTGCGGTAGCTAACAGAGAAGCGGGAAATGTTATATCCTGCTTTTCTCCTGTTGTCAGACCTGGAATCTTAGGTAAGTAATTGCTCGTAACGAGGAGTCCGCTCCAAAAAACTACCAGAAGCCTAACTGCTACTGAGATATACTCAAATTGTTCTTCTTTATCGTCAAACTTTTCTTTGATTTTTTGAAAAGTGCTCTTCTTTTCTTCTGCCATAGCTACTTTTTTTAGTCATACTAAGCATAATTATAACTTAAAGCAATGCCAGAGGTTTATGGAGCGTTAATCGGAGCAGCAGCCACCGCTTTTCTTATGGTGTTGTCTAACATGAGCAACAGAAGAGAGCGAGATATTAGAGAATTGTTTAACCGAATGAACCAGCTAGAGAAAGCCGTAAGCAGGATAGAAGGGCAAAACCGCTAATGTTTGGTATGTTTGTAATAGACACACAAAGCAAATGCTAAAAATTTTGAAACCTCTGCTACTTAAGTTTCTTTCTACGTCAGCTTGCAAACAGTTAGTTGTGGACCTGTTACGCTCCATCTGTAAGCAGACCTCGAATGAGCTAGATGACCAGGCGGTAGATTTTCTTGAGCAACAGTTATTCCCCGGTAGAAAAGTAACTTCTTTACCACGATGAAAAATGACAGCTTCATAAGATTTATCTCGACTCCTCTGCCAATGGAAACACAATTAGCAGTTGAATTAAGATGCAGGGAAGTTATAGGCTGTGATGATATAGACAAGTTAAAGGCTTTCTGCATAGATATGATGAAAAACCATGCAAGAACCGAGATTGTGCTATCTAACGCAATGATGCGTATGCTAGAGCTTGAAGCAATGTTAGCTGTAATGCAGACACCACCGATTAAAAAGAAATTATTCTACAAATTTCGTTTATTTATCGAAAAAGTAAAACTTATAAAACAAATAAGAAAACACCAAAAAGATCACTCGCAACGAGCGTAAGCTGCCTGTTGTCTGGAAACTGTCATCTCAGGATATTGGATCGTTT